GTAAGAAGCATTTAAATATATATATTTAAACTCGAAAATAATTTAAAGACAATTTAATCATATAATATGGAGCCAGAGAGAAGACAAAGACAGCAAAAGGACCAGAATTCAAATAGAGTAAAGGTAAGTAGCATTTATTATTTTATATTAATTATTATACTAATTTTATTTTTTATATGTAGGTTAAAAATATAGTTTCATACAGCATTTTTTTTAAATGCGTTAAAACAAATAAAACTAGCGCAATTGGATAGCGCGTCACGCTTCTAACGTGAAGGTTTTGTGTTCAAGTCACAAGTAGATAGGTATCATTTATGCTCGCGTATATTAGTTGGTTAGATTGCGATCCTTATAAGTTCGTGGCACCGGTTCAATCCCGGTCGTGAGTAAATTTAAATATTTTTTATTAAATAAAATATTTAAATACTTTTATTCTTTCTTCCAAATAAATCCTCTATTAACTATATTATCTTTCACACATTTTTTTATTGTGCTACTAGGAACTCCTGTTTGTCTAGAAGCATCATTGAAACTAATAAATGTATTAATTAATATATTGTTTAAATCATGTTGACAAATATTAATACCTACTGATTTAGCCATTGCTTCTCTATGTTTAACTATATTAATATGATATTTTTCATTATAATATTTTTTAACACTTTCTCTAATTTTATTTTTAGTTTCTTCAGTATGGGGAGTATTGTTAATATTTCCAACTTTTTTATCTGTTATCATTTGTTGATATTTTTTAGAATTTATCATTCCTTGACTAATTTTATTTTTAATAATTTCAGAGTTCATTAGTATTTTATTTCTTTCAGATATTTCTTTTTTTAATTCAGGATTATCAATATATTTTTGTTTCATATATTTACTTATTCGTGTTTTTGTATCTTCTGAATGTATTTTTCCTTCAAACCCACCGCCTGGTCCACCACATAAAATATTATATCCATTTGGAATCTGTGAATTATATTTTTTTATATATTCAATTTCATATTTATAGCGGTCTTCATCAAAACATATTAATAAAATATCAAATTTAAAATTTTCAATTCCATATTTTTTAACTGCGTCTCGAAGAGCAGGACATCCAGTTCCATTTTTAATTGTATTTTTATGCTCTTTCCATCTTGATTCAGGATTAATTTGTTTGGTTTCACTAATATAGCATTTATTTGTTATAGTATTAGTAATCTTATAAATATATCCCATTTATAATAATTATTGTTTTATTTTTATATTATTTTAAAATATCAATTTAAAGACAACACATATAATTAATATGTAATAAAATGTTACCATTAGTTTCATACAGCAATTTTTATTTTAATATTATAAAAACCAAATGAAACTAGCAATCAAAAAAACTAGCATGGGTAGCGAAGTGGTCAGTTATATTTATTTGGATAAAGCCGCATAATAGTAGCTCCAAATAAAATAGCCCATAAAAACGCGCGTGCCTTAAGAGCTCGTCATTTTTTGTTCGTGGGTTCGAACCCCACCTCATGCAAAACAATTATTTCCATACAGCAAAATCATATTTTACCTATTAAAAATAAAACGGAAATAGCAAAACAACAAGTGGTCTTATAGTGTAGTGGTTAGCACTCGAGACTTTGAATCTCGCGACCTGGGTTCGAATCCCGGTAAGACCTTAATATTAATAAATAATTCAATTACTTATTAATAAATAATATAAATATAAATATAAAGTAAATGCCATTTATTGGAAATTATAATGGTGCGATTAAAATATTAGCATCAATGGGAACAGGCACATGTAAAGGTAAATGTAAATCAATTTGGACACGTAATATAAGATACGCTTTAAAAACAAAAACAAACCCATTAAAGCTAACAAAAAAAGAAAGAAAAAATCTTACTGAAAAACTAAAATTAGTTTCTAAAAAAAATGCTATAAATGAACATAGCAAAACATTAAAAAAATATAAAAATAAAGGCAGGAAATCACCTCCTTATCCAGCAAACAAAAATTGTGGTAAAAAAATGAAAGGTAATGATGGAAATATGTATGAATCAAAACCAAATAAAAATAATGTGTGTTCTTGGAAAAAAATATGAGTTTTGTGCTTTAAGTCATTTATAATATATATTATAATAAACAGTTTAAAGACAACACATATATTAGTATGTAGAGGAAGAAAGTAATATAGCCTCTCAAATAAAAATAAAAAATTATAATAATATTTATATTTAGAAAATATAATATATTATTATATTGAAGGTTCTATACAGCAAATAAAAATTTTCATTTAAAATTAAAACCTGGAACCTGTAAAATATAAAATTTGTAAAGCGGGGTAGGGAAGAGGCTAACCCGCCAGGCTCATAATCTGGAGAGCGATGGTTCGAATCCATCTCCCGCTAACATATAAAATTCTTTAGATTATAAAAATATATATATATATTACATAAAACAACTTAAAAACATACTATATATATAGTATATAGGGGAGTAAAATCCCTTAATAAAAAATATCAATCGGGATGGCGCAGGGGAAGCGTGTTGGGCCCATAACCCAAAGGTCGGAGGATCGAAACCTCCTCTCGATAATGTTATAAAATTCAATTAGTTCTTAACAGCATTTTTTTGCCAATAACAACGAGGTCCTGGGTTCGAATCCCAGCATTAGCTTATGCTGATGTGGCGCAGAGGTAGCGTGCGTAAAAATTAGAACTAGCAAAAAAATATAAAATTACTCAATCGGGATGGCGCAGGGGAAGCGCGTCGGCCCCATAAGCCGAAGGACGGAGGATCGAAACCTCCTCTCGATAATCTTATAAAATTTTTTTAATATAAAATTCAATTTGTTTTCAGACAGCAATTTTTATTTTGCATCATACGCACGAGGTCGGTGGATCGAAACCATCCAGTTCATATGGACTGTAGCTCAGAGTAAGAGCGCGTAATAATGAAAACAGTAAAACAAATACAAAATAACACCGGGTTAACTCAGTTGGTAGAGTGCAAGCCTTTTAAGCTTGTGGTCAAGGGTTCGAGCCCCTTACTCGGTGACAAATTAGTTTCATACAGCAATTTTATTTAAAAGTCAAATTTAAAAAATGAAACTAGCAAAAATAGTGCTCCGGTAGCTCAGTTGGTTTAGAGCAAAATGCTGTTTATTCTTTTAGAATCAGTAAAACATTTAGGTCGCAGGTTCAAATCCTGTCCGGAGCGAAAACATATTTATATAATTTAAAAAACTTATATAAATAATAATTAATATATAAATTATGGTAAAATATACTTATGAAAATGTAATTAAATCTTTTGAAGATAAAAACTGTAAATTACTTACAACCGCAGAAGAATATTATGATATGTGTAAACAAAAAATAAAATATAAAAAATATAAGTATATAGCTAGTTGTAATCACGAACATAATGTTTTTCATAATGTTTTTTTAAATAGAAATTCAGGTGTAATTTGTCCTTATTGTACTATTAAAAAAAATTCTATTAAAGCAAGTATATTAAATAATAATGATAAATTATGTAATATTAAAACTGAATATGATTGTATTCAAATAATATTTTCATTGCTAAATAATTTACTTGATATAAAAAAAGCATTTGATGGTTGTTCTTCAGATATAATTTTTAAACCCAAAAATGTTACATATGATAAATGGGTTGGAATTCAAGTAAAAACTAATAATAAAATTGGATTAGGTTATAATTTTAATATAACAAAAAATTATATAGATTGTCTAATAATATTTATGTGTTTAGAAAATAAAAAAATGTGGATAATTCCATTTGATGAAATAAAAAACAAACTAAAAATATCTATTGGTATAAATAAATCTAAGTATAATATTTATGAAGTAAATGAAAATAATTTATTTGAAAAATTATTAGATTATTATAATAATATTAATTATAAAACATTTCAAGAATTAGATACACCAAATTGTATATATCAACAAAGAGAAAAAGAATTCAGAAAATTTCGTGAAGAAAAAATAGATTTTATTATTTTTGAATATGATAATATGGAGGGTACTGTTTATGATTTTAAAATAGGAAATTATAAAATTCAAGAAAAAGTAACAAAAATAAGTGAAGATAATAAATGTATTTTTCAACTATGTAAAAATAATGGAAAAAAAAATGGAAAACGAAATCAAATACAATATGATATTAGAGATAATGATTTTTATTGGTTAAATTGTGATAATAAAAAAACATTTTTTGTTATTCCTGAAAAAATATTAATAGATAAAGAACTAGTTGGTAATAATAATGATAAAAAAACATTAATGTTTAAAATAACAGTTAAAGAAGTACTTCATAAATTAAGTGATTGGTTACAACCTTATATGTTTGATTATGAAAATATTGATAAAGAGAGATTGTTATCAATATTAGGTTAAAATATTTTTATTTTTAACTCTTTTGGAATTTCTTCACGCACTCCCAAATCTTTGCGGACTCATCAAATGAAAAAATGCCACGTCTTTGAGCCAAATTCAAAAAAGATACAATTACATTCAATGCTACATTCTCATTTACAATTTCAATATCAGTCAACTTAGTCTCCTTCTTTTCAGCAACATTTTGTTCTTGTTCCATTTATAATATATTAAAATACTTATTTTTAAATCATTTATTTTATTTATATATTTTTTATTAGATATCAAATAAATTAACTTAAAGATTTTCTTATATTAATATATAACATACAATATGACCATTACTGCTAATACGCTCTCAGGAAATACTATTATTAACATTAACAATGAGCTTAATTTATTAAATAAATTATTTAAAAGCAATGGTTGGAAATTTGAAGATAGTGATAAATTATCAGACCATATTATTTATTCTAAACCAGGTAATGAAACTGAGTTTTTTAAAATTGCTCTAGATAATAATAAGATTTATGTTAGTGTACCACTCAAAAATAGCACTTTTCAATATAAAACAAAATTTGATAATTATTATTCAGCAATTAAATATACTGAATCTAAATTTAATTATTTCATTGAGACCGAAAATATTAGTTTTTAAATAAAAAAAAATTGAAATAAAAAAAATAATTTAAACAAATAGCATTATTTTAACAAAGCACAATGTCTAACTTTACTGAATCATCAATTATCATGAATAATGAATTTAAACCTTTCTCATCAACTTCGGTTGATTTTGAAAAAATAATCGAAGGTATTTCAACTTTCGGAAAGATAAAATTAAATATTAATAAATTCCCAAATACTAAAAAGCATTTAGATTTAGAGTTTGACATTGATAACTCTGGGTCTATGAGTTTTTCATGTCCAGATAAAAAAACTAAAATGGAACACATGAATTTTACAGTTGAAAATATACTGAGATACTTACAAGAACACGAGGTTTCAGCTAAGGTTTGTGTGAATACATTTGATGATGAGATAATAAATATAGTCAAATCTCAAGAATTAAATTCAGAAAACATTGAAGATATCTCAAAAAAAATTCGCAAAATTAGACCTATGGGTGGAACAAATATTGGCAAAGTATTACAAATGGAAGCATCCTTTGAGAAACCAGAAAATTACTCGAGTGAGCGCATATTCCTTTTGTTTACAGATGGACAAGATAATAATGTATCTTATAAAAATATTACTAAAAAAAATTTAAAAGATATCGCAGATAAAATTTCAGACACAACTACTATCGTAACAATTGGTTGTGGAACGGACCATGATTATGAGTTGTTAAGCAGCATTGCTTCCAGAAGAAATAGCAACTACAAGTTTATTGGCAGATTAGAGGAAGCTGCGATGGCCTGTGGAGAAATATTAGATAAAATATTAAATAAAATTCTAAAAAATGTAGAAATTATGGTTGAAAATGGAGAAATATATGATTGGAAAACAAACCAATGGACAAATAAAATTCAAACTGAAAATATAATTGGAGAATGCGATAAAACTTATAATGTTCGTTCTTTGACGCCACATGATTTCAATATAACAGTTACTGGCATAATTGTTGAAACAGACGAACTATTTGAGTATTCAATTACAGAGAAAAATATGGACCAAGACTTAAAAAAAGATGAATGGAGACAAAAAACCTTGGAGCTATTATACGAAGTCAATGAATACAATAAAACACAAGACAGACAATCAGATTTGGTTAGAGAATTGAAAAGTAAATTGAAAAAACTTATGGTAGACATGAAAAAATATATGGACGATAACAAGTTAAGAGATGATTTATTTATGAAAATGTTGACGGATGATATATTTACGGCTCACACAACATTTGGAACAGCTCATGGACATATGTATGTAGCTTCAAGACAAACCTCGCAAGCAACTCAAGGAATTCACAACAATACAATTTATCAAGTTCCCTATAATAATTTCTATCAACAAACACATTCATATTCTAATATACCAGATTCAATTTCAATGACAAGAGGTTTGACATGCCGTGTTCAGCAAATGGATGAAGATGATGAACTTGATTTACTAAGACCGCCCGTAATAAAAAGAGGAGTATCACAATATGTGCGAGCAATGAATATTGATGAAGATGATGATGAAGATGATGATGAAGAAGAAGAAGAAACTGGAGACCTTATAAATGCTTCAATGAATGTTTTTAAAGTCAAACGAACTGGTAGAAATGTTGGATTTGTTGATGAAGAAGACGATGTATTTAGCAGACACGTAACACTAGAAAGTGATATTAGTCCTTATGCAAATATTAAAACAGTGTCTTTGATGCGAGAAGTTAGCTACACACCAAAGAAACCAGATGAAGACGAATATAAATTGCCTTAGATAGTTTTTAGTTTTATATATAGTTTTTAGTTTTATATATAGTGTTTAGTTTGTAAATAATATTTTTTTTCTAAAATATTATTTAATTATTTTTTGATTCTAAACCAGAACTAAATGGATATGAACCTAAACCATCACGGTCATCCATATTTGTATGTTGTACGTTTTCATTACTTTGTAAAACATCTAATTGTTCAGATAATATTTCAGTAATAATTGTTTGGTTATATTTAGTTTTTACTTCATTTATTGCATCTTCCGAATTTAATCTTACATACGTATTTTTTTCCAATAATTCTTTGTATAAATCTTCAACATCTTTAGACCAAGGCCACATACTATTTTTTAAAAAATAATCTACTTCTTCTTGGGATGCTTGATTTTTAATCATTTTTGTATCAAAAACTATTTTTGGATTAATACTATTCTGTAATTCTATAAATTTTCTACTTGATTCTTCTGACCAAGTAAATCCTTCCTTTAAATGTGAAAATCTATATAAAACTATTAATATTATCGCCAGAACTACTCCATATTTTATATCTTGTGAACTAACTAATATTAAAGATATCAATAATATTAGGTTTCCTAAAATCGTATTAAAGAGAGAAACTAAAAAATTAGGGATTACATATAATATTATCCA